AAAACGACGTTGTTGTGCAAGTCATCGTTGTTGATAACAAAGACACAGCAGACGCAAGCGGTGTTGAGAAGGAATACATCGGCGCAGCCTACTGCGAACGACTGCTTGGCGGCACTTGGAAGCAGACTTCGTATAACGGCAACTTCCGCAAGAATTACGCAGGTCTTGGGTATACCTACGATGCAGCGCGTGATGCCTTCATTCCGCCACGGCCAAGCGCAGATGCAACGCTTGATGAAGCGACATGCCAGTGGATTGTTCCAAGCTTAGGAGCTGATTCGGTATGACCACCAAGATCACATCCGCAAACATCACGCAGTCAGGCACATCTGGTATATCCAGTGTGGCGTGGCAGGCCGTGCAGACCACGGGGTTTACGGCTGTGGCTGGCAGGGCTTATCCGTGTAATACAACCTCAGCAGCGTTTACCGTCACGCTACCTGCTAGTCCTGCTGCGGGGAATGTCATCACGCTGACAGATTACGCAGGGACGTGGGCAACGAATAATCTGACGATTAGTCCTAATGGAAACAAAATTAACGGCTCAACAGCAAATGGCATTGTTTCTACCGAGCGAGGTTCTGTAAACCTTGTGTACATAGATTCAACGCAGGGCTGGATTTCTTATGCCTCTAATTTAGCGACAACTATTACTCAGCCAGTTCCTATTGACTATCTTGTCGCGGCTAGTGGCGGGTCTGGCGCAGGATATTTTGGAGGTGGTGGCGGTGCTGGTGGTGTCAAAACCGGTTCGCTTTCCTTAGCCAAAGGAGTTAGTTTTACCGCAACAGTTGGTGCTGGTGTTTCAACTGGAAGTGGTAATGCGTCCTCATTTTCTGGCACTGGTATCACAACAATTTCTACAACGGGCGGTGGTCAAGGTGGTGTTGGTGGCGGGAACGGTACGTTGCGTGTTGCTGCAACTGGCGGTTCTGGTGGCGGTGGTGGATCGTCAAACGTAAGCGGCAATAGTTTTAACGGAGCCGCAGGGACTTCTGGCGAAGGTAACGCTGGAGGTAACTCTCCTGGAGGCTCAGGCAATTACCCCAGTGGTGGTGGCGGCGGTGCAGGTGGCGCAGGAACAAGTCCAGCAAGCACGACCTCAGGCGGCGGTAATGGTGGCGTAGGTATTGAGTGGCCCACAGGCTCTGGCGTTTACTACGGCGGCGGTGGCGGCGGTGCTTGTGGCAACAATAATCCTACCGCTGGCACAGGCGGCAATGGCGGCGGTGGTAATGGTGCCGTGCAATCGTTAGCAGATGCCTCAATAGTGACAGCAGGGTCGGCAGGAAGCGCAAACACAGGTGGCGGGGGCGGGGGCGGGGGCGCTTCAACTAACCAATACGCCAGTGGTTCTGGTGTGATTATTCTGCGTTACCCAGATTCGTATCCTGCGGCAGCGTCAACGACAGGAAGCCCAACAATTACAGTATCTGGTGGGTATCGCACCTACAAATTTACCGGAAACGGAACCATCACATTCTGAGGTAAGGCATGGCTCACTTTGCAAAGCTAGATCAGAACAACGTGGTGCTTGAAGTCCATGTCGTTCACAACAACGAACTGCTTGACCAGAACGGCCAAGAGCAAGAATGGAAAGGCGTTTGGTTTCTCCAAAACTGGTCAGGCGGCTATCCGCACTGGAAGCAGACCAGCTACAACGGCAACTTCAGGAAAAACTACGCAGGCATAGGCTACACCTACGACCCCGTTCGTGACGCGTTTATAGCCCCAAAACCAACACCAGACGCTGTACTTGATGAAGCAACTTGTCAGTGGATAGTGCCTGCGGTTGCGGCTGACTCCATCGGTGCTGATTCTGTATAAAATGACCTAATATGTTTGGCTCAACGGCATTTTCTGAAGTACCGTTCTCAGGACTTGTCGTCGCTGGTGGTGGCGTTACAGTTGCGCTTACTGGCGTTTCAGCTACAGGTGCAGTAGGTACAGTATCTGCTGCATCATCTTCTACGGTGGCACTTACGGGTGTCGCAGCGTCGGGTGCGGTTGGTACAGCAACGCCCTCAAGAAGTACCGCAATCACGGGTGTTCAAGCTTCTGGTAATACAGGCACCGTAGTACCTTCAACATCGGTTGCGCTTACGGGTGTTTTAGCTTCTGGTAATGTCGGTACCGTCTCTCCATCTTCTTCGGCAACAGTTGCACTCACTGGAGTATTTGCTTCTGGATCGGTAGGCACTGTTACACCGTCTACGGCTGTTAATCTCATTGGCGTAGAAGCTTCTGGTCAAGTTGGCTCTGTATCTACTCCCGCTGGTACAACGCTGACAGATGTCTCAGCTACGGGATTAGTAGGTACAGTTACACCGTCATCTTCTTCCACAGTTGCATTGACAGGGGTTTCAGCTACTGGATCGGTAGGAACTGTCACACCGCCGACACTTCAAGCTATTACAGGTGTTTCAGCCACTGGCTCAGTAGGTAGCGTAACCAGTTCAGTATCAGTTGAACTCACTGGAGTTTCAGCTTCGGGTAGTGTTGGTACGCTGACGGTAACAAGCTCAATCGGTTTAACTGGCGATGCTGCAAGCGGTGCGGTAGGTACACTTAGCCCATACCCAAGACTGGATGGTGTTGAAGCTGCCGGTTCTGCGGGTAATGTCAGCGCTTCGGTAACTGTCTCTATATCAGGTGTTAGCTCAAGTGGTGCGGTAGGAACCTCAGAAGGTGGTCAGTTACTTGCCGGTGTACAAGCACTTGGCGCGGTGGGTTCGGTGACTGGAGTGACGTATACCGTTGCGCTGACTGGGGTGTCTGCGTCTGGTCAAGTAGGGAGTTTTGGTGTAACTTACTGGAGCTTAATTGATGACAGCCAAGACGCTAATTGGACTCTGATTGACGACGCTCAGACTCCGGGCTGGGTATTAATTAACACAGGATAACACGATGAGTACGTACTCAACCAATCTAAAAGTTCAACTGATCGGCACCGGTGAAGAAAACGGTACGTGGGGTGACGTTACAAACAACGCGTTCAATAACGTCTTTGAGCAGGCTATCGTTGGATATGGCACGGTTAACTTCTCCTCAGATGCCAATACCACACTGACGCTTGCTAACGGCAACACAAGTCAGACGGCAAGAAATCTATATCTGAACGTCACTTCCTCTGTGTCGCTCTCTACCACCCGCGACGTTATTATCCCCAGCATCACTTCTGGCTCTACTCCGATTCAGAAGCTATACATCGTCAAGAACGCTACAACAGGATCTCAGTCCATTCGGGTAATTGGTGCTTCGGGTACAGGCATAACAGTCCCAAATGGCGCAACTATGATGGTGTATAGCAACGGCACCAATGTCGTTGATGTGATGACTTACTTTTCTTCGTTAACGCTTGGTTCACTTGCGTTAACAACACCATTGGCTACATCATCGGGCGGGACAGGTTCATCATCTACCACCTTTGTTAACCTAGCTTCTAATGTCACTGGAACCTTGCCTATTGCTAATGGTGGGACAGGTATAACTTCATTTGGGGCTAATGTTGCGACGTGGCTAGGTACTCCATCATCAGCTAATCTTGCTGCTGCGGTTACGGATGAAACGGGATCAGGGGCTTTAGTATTTGGAACAAGCCCTTCACTGACAACTCCTTCGTTAACAACGCCTACACTAACAACGCCAAGGCTTGCTGGTTCAAGTACAGGCTATAGCACCTTTGCAAGCGCCAATGCAGGTGCAACTAACTACACAATAACTTTCCCTGCCGAGAATATGACGACAGGATTTAGGAATATACCCAACACAGGAACTAAAACAAGCAGTTATACCCTTGCCACCGGTGATGTAGGTAAATATGTACAGGTTGGAGCTAGTGGATCTATCGTAGTCCCAAACAGCACATTCGCAGATGGTGATGTAGTGTCTGTCATTAATACTAATACAACCGGTATAACAATGACATTTAATACAACCACGGCAAATATATCCGGATCTACAACCAATAAAGGCGGCGGTGGAACAGTAACTCTAGCATCCAGAGGTATAGCGTCTATTATTTTTTACTCTGCTACAGCCTGTGTTATTACCGGAGCCGTTTCATGACAGGGATTGCTCAAGTTGTTGCGGCTTCTGCTGTAGCTATTGCTCAGGATGAAGTCACTTTTACTACTTCCGGCACTTATTCTTGGACGGTTCCATCTGGAGTTACATCCGTCTGCGTTGTTTGTGTAGGCGGCGGTGGTGGAGGTCAAGGTATTTATTACGCAGGTGGAGGTGGTGGCCTTGGCTGGAAAAATAACATATCTGTAACCCCCGGCAGCTCTATTACTGTTGTTGTGGGTGCCGGAGGTGCAGGGCAAGTTTATCCAGGCGGTGGTCCTGGAGACGCAGATCCAGCCCCTTCAGGTGGTAATAGTTATTTTAAAGATTTAAGTACCTGTGTTGGGTATGGCGGCGCTGGTGGTTACTCTGGAGGTAGTGCTGGGGGTGGTGGAGGTTATGTAGGTGACGGCGGGGGTAACGGAGGAACTGGTTTTTTTGACGGTGCTGGTGGAGCAGGGGGTTATACAGGGAACGGCGGCAACGGGGGAAATGGAAACAGTGCAAATGGATCAGCAGGAAGTGGTGGCGGCGGTGGTGGTGGAGGATGTTCGCAATTCGTAGGATCTGGTGGTGGCGGTGGTGGCGGTGGTGGTGTTGGGTTATACGGTATTGGTTCCTCTGGTGCAGGCGGTATAGGAGCTTCTGTTCCTTATGTAGCGTATTTAGCAGGTGGTGCTGGTGGTGGTGGCTCTTCTGGTCAAGACGGTTTTTTTGCTGGTGGAAATGCGGGTTCTGGTGGGTCTTATGGAGGAGGAGGTGCCGGTGGTGGTTATGGTGCCTCGCCCCAAAGAGGCGGTAATGGTGGTGGTGGTGCCGTAAGAATTATCTGGGGTCCGGGCAAATCATTCCCGAGTAACGCTTCATAAGGAAAGAATATGGACGACAAAACCCACGAACTAGCGGTCCTCAAAGCGCAAGCCAAGATCAGGCTTGAAGAGCTTAAAGCACAAGACTCGGCCAAAGAAGTAGCAGGTAAAGCCATTGGTGAAGACGGTTTACTGTATATCTTCCTGATTGTGCTCGTGGGTGTCGGTGCATCGCTATTCCTTGATGGCGAAAAAATTGCTGCTGTTATGGGTCTTTTGGGCGCTTCACTTACTGCACTTATTCAGATGCTTAACGGTATTGCTGGGACTGCGCCTAAGCAAGAAAAGCCTGAGTTTGAAGTCATTAAAGACCTTATCCACCGTCTTGACAAACTAGACCGTGCCGAACAACCCATGCAGGTTGACGTTGAAGGCAGCAAAGTAACGGTCAAAAAAGGTCAGGACATCGTGACGGCCAAGGGGTAATTATGCTTTCACTCCTATCAACACTCGGTGGGCTACTGATCTCAGGCCTTCCCAAACTGCTTGATTACTTTCAAAACAAAGCCGACCAAGCTCATGAGCTTGAGCTTGCGAGGATGCAGTCAGAGCGTGAACTTGCGCTTGCCAAAGAAGGTTATCTTGCTCAACAGCGCGTGGAAGAAATACGCACCGATCAGATTGCCATGCAGACTGACGCTCAAATGACAGTTGCGGCGTTGGATCATGACAAGCAGATCATTGAGAAATCCAGCAAGTGGGTGGTGAATTACATTGGGACCGTACGTCCCAACGTCACATATCTGCTGATCCTAGAACTGATTGCTATCAACGCAGTGCTTGCCTATTACGTTTGGCAGCATCCTCATCTTGTACAGAACATTGATGATTTGATACGGGTCAGTGCGATCATCTTTTCTGATGATGAGATGGCGATGCTTGGCGGCATTATTGGGTTTTGGTTTGGTTCCAGAAGCTGGCAGAAGAAGTGAAAACGGGTCAGGCTGGCATTGAGTTGATGCACAGATTTGAGGGCAAGAGTCTCAAGCCTTACTTATGCCCAGCCCACATTTGGACGATTGGTTACGGCCATGTCCTGTATCAAGATCAGATCAAACTACCGGCGTTGAGGAAAGATGGTTATACCGGCATCCTTCGCAAGGACTACCCACTCGCAGCCCAAGATAATCGCACTTGGACGCAGGAGGAGATTGATCGCCTTTTTGAGGATGATCTTGTCCGTTTTGAACGCAGTGTTCTTAGAATGTCTCCTAATCTTGCTGGCCGTCAGTCAAGCTTCGACGCTGTGGTCAGTTTTGCGTTCAACGCTGGACCTGGGCGTTATCAGAGTTCTACGATAAGAATGAAGAACAACCGTGCCGACTATGAAGGCGCAGCAGAAGCATTTATGATGTGGACTATGGGTGGTGGCAAGGTGTTGCCCGGATTGGTGCGCCGCCGCAAAGCCGAACGCGCCTTGTACCTACGGGGTGATTAATGCCTTTACGCAAACTTCTTTTCAAGAGCGGAGTTAACCGCGAAAACACAAGATACACCAACGAAGGTGGTTGGTATGTATCCGATAAGGTTCGCTTCCGTCAGGGTACGCCAGAGAAGATTGGCGGTTGGATTAGATATTCGGCCAATCAATTCAACGGCGTGTGCCGTAATCTTTGGAACTGGGTAACCAATGGTGGCGTTAACTTATTAGGTGTTGGTACCAATACAAAATACTACGTTGAAGACATTGGCATCTACAACGACATAACCCCTTCCGGACTTGCAGCAGGTGCTGCCATTACAACAGCCGCAGACGGTTGGGGTACAGGTACATGGAACAGCGGCACTTGGGGTTTCAGTAGCGGCACATCCTTTATTAACTTAAGGTTGTGGAGTGCCATGAACTGGGGTGAAGATCTTGTGATCAACCCACGCGGCGGTGCTATTTATTATTGGGACGCAAGTGCGGGGTATGGCACTCCCGCAGTTAATATCACATCACTTGCAGGCTCTTCTAACGCACCGACGCTTGCCAATTACATCTATATCTCTGATATATCCCGGTTCTTATTTGCTTTTGGTTGTGATGATTCAGCCGGTGGTATCGGTTATTTAGATCCTATGCTTATCCGCTGGGGAGATCAGGAAAGTCTGACTGATTGGCTACCTGCCATCACAAATCAATCCGGCAGTTTACGTTTATCACACGGGTCCAAACTTGTAACGTCCGTACAAACACGTCAGGAAATTTTTACGCTTACTGACTCTGCTGCTTATTCGCTGCAATACGTAGGCCCACCTCTTGTGTGGGGCGCTCAGTTACTGGGCGACAACATCTCTATTATGGGGCCGAACGCCGTCATTATTGCTTCGGGCGTGGTGTACTGGATGGGTGTGGATAAGTTCTACGTCTATGATGGTCGGGTGCAAACACTGCCTTGCGATTTACGGCGGTATGTATTTAGTGACATAAACACAGTACAGAGTTTGCAGGTTTTTGCAGGCACCAACGAAGGTTTTAATGAAGTCTGGTGGTTTTATTGTTCTGCTGACAGTACGACAGTAGATCGTTATGTCGTGTTTAACTACCTTGAAAAAGTCTGGTATTACGGCACGATGGCACGTACAGCGTGGTCTGATTCAGGCTTGCGCCCCTACCCACAATCAGCAGACTATAACAATCGAATCTTGAATCAAGAATTTGGGGTAGATGATCAGGCTGGAGATACCCCCGCCGCTATTGATGCCTATATTGAATCAGCGGAATTTGATTTGGACGACGGTGACCACTTTATGTACGTCTACCGTACAGTGCCAGATTTAACATTTTCTGGTTCAACAGATGGCTCGGACCCCGAAGTCACGTTCAGCATTTACCCCAAGCGCAGTTCTGGTTCTCCTGCGGGTACCCCTGCTTCTGATTCAGTTGTTGCTGCTGATTATCCAGTGGACGAATTTACGTCACAGATCTACACACGATTCCGTGCACGTCAAGCGTATCTCAAAGTGAGATCTAATAAAATTGGAACCGCATGGCAGCTTGGCGCACCCCGTATCGATATGAAACCTGATGGACGTGCTACAGGCGCGGGGTCTTCGGCATGAGTTTGATTAACTTTCCGTCACCCCCAAACCTTCCGCTTTCGCCGCTGCAATTTGATAGTCGGTATCAGGAAGGACTTAATAACGTCTTTCGTCTGTACTTCAACCGTATTAGCGGAACCTTTCAAAGTGTGCTCGGTCCTGATGGTGGGCAGTACATCGACTGCCCTAATGGGCTTTTTTTCAACACAGCAGATCAAACATTTGCAGCTACCAACACGGCCTACCCCGTAGTTTTTAATGCCACCTATCTCAACAATGCTGTTGCATTACAAACGGGCAGTACGTCTAAAGTTGAAGTCAGCATTAGCGGGGTGTATAACTTCCAGTATTCAGGGCAGCTTCTGAGCACCAACTCAAGTGCCAAAAACGTCTACATATGGATTAAGCGTAACAACGTAACTATCGGATACTCAACCCATGCTTATACGCTTTCTTCAAATGATGAGTACACAGAAATAAGCTGGAACTTTAATATTGATCTTGCTGCTGGTGAGTATCTGGAGCTAGAGATTGCTACAACAGATACCGCTGTACGTCTTGACGCAGAGGCTGCAACCTCTCCACACCCCGGTATACCCTCAAGCGTTTTGGCTGTAAACTTCATATCGCCGCTACCTAACCCACGCCCAACGCCACCATAATATGGCTACCACCCTCACACCCGCCCAGCAAGCTGCACTTGCCAAGTTGCAAAGTTTTCAGCAACAGCAGGGGTTGGAGAATTACATCGCCCAACGTGCCAAACAATACGGTACAACCCCAAAGGGCGCTGCCTCGGAAACCGGCTGGACTGCTGGAGAAACGTTTACTAATCCGTTTGCTGGGTTAACAAAGGATTTTGGGACAAAGTCCGTACCTCGCTACGGCACTGAAGAAGAAGGCGGCAACATCGTAGGGCAGGAAGAAGTATCAAGAACTGCAAGCGATCTTCTTCAAAGCACATTTGGTGAACAGCTCGGTCATAAATCCACATTCACCAAAGCTTATAAGAAGGACGATAAAGGCAACCCTGTCGAAGTCGATGTTAACTCCCTCACACCTGAAGAAATTAATTCAGGCAATGTTGTGCTTTATCTGGGCGGCAAAACAGGGGGTACTGAGCGCGAGCGCATGGCGCAAGCCTACATCCCCAAGGGTGACAAACTTATCCCGGTAGGTGACCCGACATATTACAAAGGCGAACACCCTGACGCTAGGAATGTAGCTACGGCGTTAAAAATTGGGTCAATTCTCACACTGCCTTTTGGTGGGGTCGGTAGTTTATTAAGCGGGGCTACTTCTGGCGTAGCTTCTGGACTTGCGTCACTTATACCTCAATCACTTGCTAATGTCGGTGCTAACGCGCTTGTTTCTGGCGTGGTGCAGGGTGGTCTGTCTAAGGCTATGGGCGGGGATTTTAGTAAAGGCTTTAAGTCTGGCGCGGTATCCGGCGCTGTTGGGTCTGGGCTTAACACCTATGCTGGTGATATGTTTAAAGGTCTTGGTGAGTTAGCCACCCCTGCTAAATCAATTGCCACATCCGGTATTACGGCTGCACTGACAGGCCAGAAGTTTGATCCAAGTACAGCAGTGAAGAACGCTGCGCTTAATTACGGTTTAGGTAAGGCAGGTTCGTTGACAGGGCTTGATCCCAAACAGCAAGCTGCCTTTATGAAGTTTGCCAATTTTGCAATGCCAATGATTGCGGCGCGGCGTAAGCCGGGAGGACCATGATGTCTTATGAGTATGATGACTACGGAGATATTTACTCTGGTGATGGGTTTTCTTTACCAGAAGATTTTACTCTTGGCTTAGGTTCTTTAGGGGATAACGCTAACTTAGGGTTGAATTTTGATTGGGGCGATTTAACAAATCTAGTATCTGACCCAAAACTTTTTGCTGCTTTTGCCGAACTTAATCCTGATGATGCTGCATTACTTAAAGACTTAGTAGGTAGTAATGTATCAGGCGGTAATTTAGAAGAAGATTATGTTGTTGATGACAAAGGCAATGTTGTTAGTACTCATTCAGGTCAAACGATGCCTGGAAGTGGGCAGAGCAACATTACCCAACGAGGGAGCCAAGGGTTATTCGACAAAATAGGCCAGGGCATTAAAGATCTTACAGGTATCTCAGGCACAGACGCTCTCAAATACGCTGCCATGATTGCTGCTGCAAAAATGGCTAAAGACGATGCTGAAGCAGCACGTAAAGAAGCTCGTGGAGCAGCGTTCAAATCCAAAGCACCCGTTACTGCTACACGCCAAGCATACAAAGGCACAACGTACGCAGCCCAAGGGGGCTTGATGGGATTGGCGCAAGGTGGTAAAACCAGTCTACCACCACGTTATCTTGACGGACATACCGATGGTATGGAAGATAAAGTCCCTGCACAGATTGATAACCGCCGACCCGCTGCACTTTCTGATGGGGAGTTCGTGATCCCTGCCGACGTGGTTAGTCATTTGGGTAACGGCAATTCCAGTGCTGGCGCTAAACGTTTGTATGAAATGATGGATCGCATCCGCCACGCTCGTACCGGTAACCCAAAGCAAGGCAAACAGATCAACCCTGACAAGTTTCTTCCGAGGTAATTATGGCTACTAGAGCTGGCGATAAGCGTGCAATTGAGGGCGATCCCATTGAAAATATTGTTGCTGATATTAGAGATGTTATAGCCGGTGATGCTCCTGTAGAAGAAAAGATTCAGGTGCTTCAAGATCTTGGGTTAAGCCCATCCACTATCAGTACAGCGCTTGATGTTCCTGTACAGCAAGTTGCTGAAATCGTTGATACTAGTGCAGCCAATGTTGGTGGGGTAGGACTTGCAGATATTAGTACCGAGGCGCTTGCTGAAGCGGCAAGGCGTCTTAATGCTCAAGATTCAGTTACTCCCGGCATTTCTGTAACTGGGAACCCAATTACTCGTAGTAATTACGAGGGTGCTATCACTTCTGTATTTCGACAAGACTTAGGGCGCGACCCCACATCAGAAGAACTTGCTTCTTTTACAGACAGATATATGTCTGGCGAGTCCTTGGATGATTTGCGTGGATTGATTGGGAATATTGGGCGAGTTGCTGGTGCTGAAGATACGTTGGTTGGCGGTGGTCAAGACACGTTAGCTGGTAGTGGTTTGGCGGGGCTACTCGGTACTACTGGGAAAAGCGGTGATACGCGCCTTGCTGGTGAAGATACGTTAGCTGCCGGTGGTGGTAACGATACGCTAGCTGCTGGTGCTGAAGACACGTTGGCTGGCGGTGGCGGTAACGATACGCTTAGTGATTTATTGGATTTAGTTGGTGGTAGCAAGAACGATACGCTAGCTGCTGGTGGCGGTAATGACACTATAGCTGACGGGGGAGATTTTCGTTACGATCTTGATTATTATGTTGGCGACGATAACGATATAAGAATGAGCACTAACGACGCTACTGCTGACCAGATCAGGCAGTTGTATAGGGATATATTGGGTCGTGAAGCTGATGAGGGGGGTCTCAAGTATTTTGATGAGACTGGTGAAGGAATCGACGAAATCAGTAAAGCCCTTAGATCTTCCAAAGAGTATGGTGATACTCGTGATGCTTCAGCGGATCAGATCAAGCAGTTGTATAAAGATGTTTTAGGCCGTGAAGCTGATGAGGCTGGACTTAAGTATTGGGACGAGACCGGCTTTGGGCTGGATAAAATTCGTGAGGAGTTTGGTAAATACAAGACTGACGATGCTTCTGCTGATCAAATCAAGCAGTTGTATAAAGATTTGTTTGGGCGTGATCCTGACGAAGCAGGGCTTAAGTATTGGGATGAAACCGGCGCTGGTTTAGATGATATCCGCAGAGCACTTGCGTCTTCCGCAGAGGGTAAACAATTAGGCGTTCAAGATTTATCCACAATATCCTATGCAAAGCCAGAGGATAAAACGTATTACGAAAGCTTTGATGTAAATAAAGATAACTACATCAGCCCTGCTGAACGTGCTGCGTTTGAAAAAGCTCAGGGGTTAACTGGTGGAACGACTGGTGGAACGACTGGTGGAACGACTGGTGGAACGACTGGTGGAACGACTGGTGGAACGACTGGTGGAACGACTGGTGGAACGACTACGCGCACAGGTACAGGAGTTACTGTTGCTGGAGAAAACTCTGGTTTACGCGACCCTTATGTTGACTATGTTCAGCGTATGTTGCAACGCGCTTCGGCTGAAGCTGATGTGCCTTTTCAGGAATATACAAAAACCCCTGAGCTTATTACACAAGCAACGTCTGGGCTTAAGAACCTTCTAACTCCCGGACAGTTTACGGCGGGGTCTAATCTTGCTCAAGCCGCTGGTCTGGGTGCGCTTACCTATGGCAACTACCAACCAACACAATACGCTACGGGAACATTTTCTAACCCTTTCGTACGCCAGAGCTATGAAGATCAACGGCAAGAAGTTATCCAAGATCTTTATCAAAACGTGCTTGGGCGTGCTCCTGAGAGGGGCGGGGTTGAATACTGGCGAGATACGGACAAGACTCCAACGGGTCAATTGTCCCAGCAGTTTTTAACTTCTCCTGAAGCACAGCAACGTCTTGCAGGAATGGGCTATACCTACCAAACTCCGGGCAAAGCAGAAGGTGGTACCGTTGGTTATCAAGCAGGCGGTGATGTAAACGTAGGCGCTAATTCTTCGCAGCAGTCGCCATATACCAACATGAATTACGGTATGAATAATCTTCAGCCAATGGTTTATGGCGGACAAAACGTGACGAACGTGCAGGCTTCCTACATGGACCCGTACATGCAGAATGTGACGAACATTGCTAAGCGGGAGGCCCAACGTGCATCAGATATTGCTGGACAAAGAGAGGCTGCTCAAGCTGTTTCTCAAGGTGCTTTTGGTGGTTCTCGTTACGGTCTTGTAGAAGCAGAACGCCAACGCAACCTCGGTCAGCAAATGTCTGACCTTGACATCAAAGGACTTCAGGCAGCGTACCAATCGGGTCTTGGTCAATTCAACACCGAACAAGAGCGTGCTCTCAAAGCGCAGCAATTGGGTGAACAGTCTCGTCAGTTTGGTGCTGATTTGGGACTTAAAGGTTTACAAACCGCGATCTCTGCCGGTTCTACGCTTGGTAATCTCGGGCAACAACAAAGCCAAGCTGATCTTGCAAGGCTCAGGCAGCAGTACGATACGGGTGCGGCAGAGAGAACGTTTGATTACAACGAGTTCTTGCGTAGTGAAAAGTATCCGTACGAGAATCTCACATTCATGAAAAATATGTTGCAAGGGCTACCTATCCAAGCATCATCAACAGGTATTAGCCCCACAACGGAAGCAATAATGTCTGCACTTGGCTTGGGTAGTTTGCTTAAAGTTGGAGGTTAGTCGTGGCGCAAATTCCTTTCTCCCCTCCACAAGTTCAGGCTGCGCTGCAAAACCCCACACGCTTCCCTGACCAGAAGTTGCAGCAGTATGCTCAGAGGGGTAGCCCCACGGGACAAGTCTCGCCTATGATGGCGCAGCAAGAGATGGCGTCCAGGGGTCAAGAACGTCAAGCGTTTCAGCGACAGCAAGCTATGCAAAACAATCCAGAAAACAGCCCGACAATTTTCCAGCAGAAAGACGCTGAGCTTGCACAAGCTCGTGCTGCACTGCAACAGCAGCAACAACAAGTCGGCATGCTGGGCGCTATGCTTGCTAAGAAACAGCAGGATCTACAAGCCCGTGAGCGCGGTATTGCTGCACTACCCATGCGCCAAGATATGTTTACTGCGATGGACGGTGGGATTGTATTTAGGGGTGGTGGGCAGGTGCAGCGGTTTAACGGGCGTGATAGCAGCGACGTTAAAGATTATCCTGATATTGAAAAACTCCCGACAGAGCAGCGCAACGCGTTGATGGATTACGGTAGGGAGATTGAAGCAAGAATACTGCGTGAAGCACGCGCACGTCGAGAAGAAAATAAAAAGACACCGTCAACCACTAACGCTTCTGTATCTACAACAGGCGAGTCAAACAGACCTTCTACTGGAGCAGCTTCTAGGGCACCGACTGCATCTTCTGACTACGGCTCGCGCTTCGTGCGCATGATGGCGCCTTATACAGGAGAGAGTGAAGAGTCTACGCAGTTGTCAGCAGACATACAAAGCAGCATCCGGCGTGAGATTGATGCGATTAACAGATCGCAGATGTCAGAAGAAGATAAAGCTGCAGCGCGTAAAAAAGTTATTGAGGACATGCAGAAAGAATACGGCGAGTACACGAAGGGTCGTGAGTCGCGCCGTGGTGATATAGCAGAAGCGCTAAGGGGTAAACCTGCCGACATGTGGCAGGGTATAGCTGCTGGACTACCGACAGATACGCGTGGGTTGCGGATAGCAGGGCTGCTCAGTGGTGTTGCTAAAGGTGTTGCAGGTGAGCGCGGTCGTGCTGAAGATCGTGAGCGCGAGGCCAGAATGTTCTTGGCAAAAGCGGCAGAAGAAGATGCACGTGCAGATCTTGCTGAGCGTCGTGGTCAGCGTAAAGAAGCTGATGCCGCAGAACTTAGGGCGCAGCAGTTACGCAATGAAGCTGCAGATCGCATGCGTGCTACCGAGAAAACAGGGCGTGAAGGACTGGCTGCGCTGCTCTCAAGAAGTGATAAACAGGCAGACATCCAGCGTAGTATCGGAGCTAAAGCGGCTGAGATGACTCTAGGGTTTGACGCTGACATAGCTAAGCTGCGTGAACAGGCGCGTCTGCGTCCACAAGACGCTTACACAACGGCACTTCAGTGGCTCGCTGGTGATGATCCCAAGAAAAAACAAGCGGCTGAAATGTTGCTTGGACGTGGACGCGGCACCCTGTCTGATGTTAATCTTGCACCGCTGTTCCAGAAAGAAAAAGAGAAGTGGGAGTCGAATGTTGAAAATATGGGCAAGCCGTACCCATACTCTTTTGAACAATTTAAAGCACGTTTTGGCGGTAATGAAGCAGCCCCTCAGATGGATCTTAGTGGATGGGGTACTCCTCGCCTTAAAGGATAGTAAACATGCCGCTCTATGAGATCACCGGCCCTGATGGTCGCCTTTATGAAATCGAAGGTCCAGCAGGCGCAACAAAGGAACAAGTTGTTGCAGCGGTTGTTTCAAAGTTAGGGGGCATGCCTGCCCCTGCACGACCAGAGGGTGGGTTGCGAGGCGCTGTTAAGAAGGGTACAGAGTCTTTAATCTCAAGCGGGTTGGCAGGTCTTACAGGTGTCATCGACCCTGAGCGTGCAGCGCGTGAAGCACTTGAGCGTGAGCGCAGTATTGGGCAGCGATATAAGGACGAGGTTAGTCTTGACGCGCTCAAAGAAAAGTATCAGCAAGAGGGGTTGTTTGCCGCAGGTAAAGAACTAGCACGGCAGGTGCCGATTGCTGTTGCTGAACAGCTCCCACAAGTTGGCGTTGCGCTTGGCGGCGCTCGGTTAGGTGCCATGGCAGGGGCTCCGCTTGGTCCTGTTGGTGCGGGTGTGGGTGCGGCGGTCGGTGCGTTTGCGCCATCTTTCCTTCAACAGTTCGGTACCAATCTTTCACGGCAAGCTGCTGAAGGTAAAACCATTGATGCAGCTTCGGCTGCAACAGCAGCAACCGCACAAGCAGGTCTTGAAACTGCTGCAGGGGCGTTCACCCTCGGTAAGCAGATGGTAGGAAAACTTATTGGTAGACCTGCTGAAAAAGCAATTGACTCTGCTGCTGGACGTGCGCTTGCTGAACAAAGCCTAAAACGTTCGCTGGCTACAGGTGCTGTGCGTGCTACGGCTGTTGAAGTTCCGACAGAAGTTACACAAGCTATGCTTGAGCGTTTGCAAGCAGGACTCCCATTGCTCTCAGATGATGCGATTAAAGAATACGGTGACACGGCGTACCAGACAGCGCTTGCATCGCCGGGGTTTGGTGGTGCTGCTCGTGTAGCTGAGCGTAGCGCGGTGCGTGCGCAGGTTGCTGAGGAAGAGTCAAAGAAGCGTGCAGAAGAACAGCAGCGTCAGGCAGCAGTAGAAGAACAACAGCGGCAAGCAGAAGAGGCTCGCAAACGCAGTCCTGAGTACATGCAGCAGCTCAACCAAGAGCAGGTGCAGTTAAAAGATGAGATGCGTCAGATCAACGAGTTGTTGAAAGACAAGACGCTCGACCCTGACCAGAAGCTTGAAGCCCAAGATCGTCGTAAAGATATTGGCAAGCGCTTAAAAGAAATCAATCAAGACATCCGCACGGTGTTCCCTGCACGTCCAGTCAGTGAATTGTTGGCTGAGCGACAAATGGCGCAAGAAGAAAAAGGTGCGCCTGTTGTTGACGAGTTTGGGAATATTGTCCCTGGGAAGTTTTTGCCTAGAAGTGAAGCTGACGTAGAGGCGCAGGTTGCCCAGGGTTACGACACAGAAATTAATCGCCTCCGAGCTGCAGAAGAAAAGCGGGTACAAGAATTACAGCTTGAACTGCAAGAAGCGTACCGTCGCACTGTCAGTGCAGCAGAACGCAAAGACGCAAAAGAAGAAGCTGAGTACAAAAAGCTAATTGCTGACATCTCGAAGAAAGTTGAGCAAGGAAAGAAAGCTTTAGTTAAGTCTGGCATGTCGGTGGATATGCAAGCACCGTTTGCTGAAGCTTACGACTCCCTTACAGAGGCAGCAGAGCAAGCGCAAGTTGGCACGTACGATGAGTCGCTCGTTGACCAGATCTTAGAGAAGATTCAGGCTGAACAGCCTAAAGCAACGGTTGAAGCTAAAGGTGAGTTGGCGCTTGAGGGACGTTCTAAAGTTACGGAACAGATCCAAGAGCTTAAGAATCAACGTGAGAAAGCTGTTCAAGCACGCGATAAAGAAACGATTGCAAATATTGACGCTCAGGTTGCAGAACTAAGACGCACCGAAGCTGCTGCCGCACCAGACTATAAAGGCAAACAAGAAGAAGTATTTTTAGATTTAGAAAGCACTGTTGACGACCTCCGTAAACGTCGATACTTTGGCGTAACCGGGGAGACAGGTGAAGCTTCGTCGTTAGCCAAGTCTCTTCAAAAGAAAGCAACAGCGCTTAAAGGCGAGTACGTTAACAACGTGCTGCAAGAAATTGCAGAGTCTCGTGCGCAGCAGAAGCAAGTAGGATTAAACAAAGACGAAGAGCTTGCAGTCAGAGCGCGTCTTGATGCTGTGCTGCAGGAATACATTAAGCGTTCTCAAGCGCTATCGGCAAAAGAAATTGTCGATGGTATGGATCAAGTATTGGAAAAGCAGCGTGAGTTTGCACCGCGTGATGTGAAGGTGCTGACGCAGTTACAGAACAGGCTGAGGAACAACGCTGACAAAGAACTTGAGTTATCTAACCGTATTGAACGCGAGCCTAACGCAAATAACAAAGCGCAGCTTCAACGGCAGCTTGATGGCTTATTTAACCAGACCAGCCAGATAACTAATACGTTCTTGCAACGGCTGACAGAACCCCTAAAGGTTCGCACGGTTGAGGTACTAAGACGCCCCAGCGATAAACGACCACTCGCAGAACGTCCGTTTGGTGCGCCTAAACGTGCCAGTGATATTTTGCAAGAACAGCTTGCTGAAGTTCGTGCTGAGTATATGCAGCCTGAACGTCAAGCTGCGCCACAAGTTTTAAAGACACAGTTTGCAGGTGAAGAAGCTAAAAAAGTTGAAGCTGAACGCAGCACACTGAAACGTAAGATTGAGGCAGCAGAGAATCAGATCGAGCGTGTGCGCGGCATGGGTGAGTTACAGCCTGCTGTGGATAAAGCGTTTGATACGTTTGAGCGCATAGAAAAACCCAGCGAAGCGCTTGTAGACTTGGTGCTTGAGCAGACTGACCGCATCCTGCGTGGTACTGATCTACCCTTTAAACCCAGTGCTGATGTTGCACGTCGGGCGCAGCGCCCAGGTGCACAAAATACGGCTGAGCTGTTACCTCAGATACAGAAACAACTCGCCGCTGAACAACCTGCGCCAGAAGTTGGCGGTCCACAGATGGACTTGTTTGGTGAGAAAGAACTTGAGCCACGGGCGACCATTCGCAAAACGCCAGAAGCGTTCATGCGTTTTCTTAACTCGTTCAAAGTCTCAAGCATGCGCAAGAAGCTTGAAGATGCCAAGAAACAGATTGCAGACAACGAGAAAAAACAACAGGATGTTGAGCGTGCATCAAAGCAAAACCTTGATCGGTTAATTGACGAGGTAGGAAAAGATGTTCGTAAAACTGCTTTAAAAGTTCAGCGCGATGTTGTTGAGCGTATAAACGCTGAAGGGTTGCGGGATCTTCAAACGCTTGCTCAGTCTATTTCTCAAGAACTTGCTGCTAAGACACGGCAGTATAAGAACATCGTTGAGAAGGCTGACCGTGCTGAGTACTACATCGCAGACGCAGACCGCCAAGCGGCTGATAAGTATTTGGAAGATTTGCGGACAGATCTTGCAGCAGTCATGGCTGAGATCAAAGACGCTGCTCCTGCGGCTGAAGATAAGCTGCTAGCCAACGCAGAGGTCGCGCTTGATAAACGTCTGAACTCTGAAAAAGAGTTGCTTCGCAAGCTTGAAGCTGAACGTGCTGCTAGGCAGGTTAAACCTGAATCTGAACAAGCTATTGCACGCCGCAATATTGCCATACTTGAAGCTACTAAACGTCGTATTGCAGACCTCCGTGCTAAGGCTAAACAAGCAACAGAACAGCGGCTTGCAGGTATGCAAGGTGTGCGTCGCACAACCGAGACAGTTACGGTGCTTACTGAAGTTGGACGCGGTAAGAAGAAACGCCTTGAGCTTGCAGAACGCGAGCGCAAAGTTACACAACCTATTGGTAAAGGCGCAGAAAAGATTGAGCGTCGGGCTGAGGCGTTGGACCTTTCAAGCACTGCTGCTGAAGCGTATGCACGTACGGCACAAGAAGAGAAAGTTCTGTCACCTGCTGAGGCAGCGCAAGCATTGCTGCGTGGCACAAAACAAAGCATAACCGCTACAGGTAATCTTGGCGGCACTACAGAACAGATACGCAAACAGCGCTTGAAGCCTTTGCGTGGTGGCAAAGCTGAACAAGCCGCTAAGAATATTGCTGAAGCTTCAACACTACGCCAGCGTGCTGCAGGTAAGAAAGCGCAAACAGATAAAGACTTACTTAAGTTGTTGAAGTCTTTTGAAGAAGGTATGGCACGAGAGAAGGATGACACCGTATTTCGTGTTGAAGAAACAGGAAACGCTGTTGTAGATCTTGCACAAGCTAAAGAGCGCGTTGATGCGTTTAAGGCAAAGCTGCCAGAAAACGTCAAGTTTGTTTACGCTGAGTCTGTTGTTGATGCACCCAAAGCATTTATCCGTGCGCTGTATCAGCAGGGCATGGACATAGACAGCGCGAAAGTTAAGGGTGGTGTGCTGCCTGACGGTACGATTGTTGTGATCGGTGAGAACCACACCGATATGCTTGATCTTGAAAAGACGTTGGTGCATGAGGTTGTTGGTCACTATGGGGTTGATACGCTCCTTGGTGAAAAAGGCATGGACAACCTGATTGAGACTGTCAACGCTCAGAAGGGCGGCATGGCTGCGCTTGCAGAAAGCCTTGGTGTTTATGACGCAGCATTAGGCGCAGCGTTTGGGTTACGTCGTGTTGGTGCGTCTGAAAAAGATCAGCAACGCGCAGCTATGCGCGAGCTTATTGCCCACGTTGAAGAAGCACGCATCGATGAAAACTTTAAACAAAAAGCACGTCGCTTTTTGGGTGAGTTGATTGGTGCGGTAAAAGCTGCGCTGAGAAAGATGGGGTTAATGACACT